GGACTCTTCAACTAAGAACGTGAAGAACCCTCTAGACCTCAAGGTACCTGCTAGATGGCGGGACCTCGGCAAACATAACCAATTTTGCCCCCTTCCTGTCAATTGTGACGGAAAAGGTCTCTATGGCGTATGCGCTGATAGTGTGGATCTGGTAACGGGTCTGCTCTATACAACCGGTTGGCTTAATCCGGATGGTCCAAAATTAAGACTTTCTCCCGCCGTTCTTTCTTTTCTCGGAAAGAACAGTTCTAAGGTAGGAGAATGTGTAGATCGTGCAGTTGTGGCTTACAGGGCAATTGTACAAGTTCTTGATAACTTCGTTCCCGAAGTTAAGAAAAGTCAAGTTCTACGTTTGAGGAAAAGTCGGTCCGATCTTTGGATCAGATTTCTTCAACTATCTCTCGAGGACAAACTTGAGAAGGAACTTAAGAGTGACTTGTGTAAGCTTATGAGCTATGGGACTAAGAAATCAACAGATAGATCATTGTCTGTTTTTTCTGGTTTTATACGTAAGTTGGTGCTTACTCGTGCTGTTAGGATGAATTGTGAGGGCGAAAGCGGTCGAAAGGCTGCTTCCTTCATCAGGAGTCTTTATGAATCTAAGCGATGCTGGAACGAGATGTCCGGCGAACTTAGGCTTCAAAGCATGAATAAACACAAGGATCTTTTGAGTACACCTTACGCGTGTTCGGAGGAGGCAAGGATGTGGATCTCGTCTGCGGTGGATCTTATTATTCCGCCAGGTACACGCTATAGACCGGAAGGTCTATGCGTTCCTACTTGGAGTGCGAGTTTTGAGACGAGCTGTAAGGATGGGGGAAACCATTCGAGTCTTCTCGGGGATGGTCGGGGAAAGTCTTTTGAGTTAAACGATAGGATGGGGCAACGTGAGTTCTCGGATAAGTTCGAGTACGATTTGCTCTGTGGTGCTGAAGAGGAGGAGAATGATGTAAAATATCAGGCGATTCCTGAACCTGGAAAATTCCGGGTGATTACTGTTGGACGTGAGAAGCTCTATAGTTCTTTTAGAGTTTTTCAGCGTTTCCTCATTAATTGCTGGAAGAAGACGGGTTTTAGCACTATGGATCAAAATGTACTTGGGCTTATCTGCGGGCTGCGTGAAATGGAGGGGGATTACTATTATTCTGGTGACTATTCAGATGCGACAGACGGATTGTCTTTAGAGGCAAGCGTCTATTGCGTCACTCGAGTTCTTGAGAATCTGGGAATAGTGAAGACGTTCTTAGGGAAACAAATAATTAGAAGTTTCTCTGGGGCGCTCATTCACTATCCTGATGGATCCAAGATACGACAGGTTAGAGGCCAATTAATGGGACATCCTCTCTCATTTCCGCTCCTTTGTATCATTAATTTGAGTACTTATCTGAGAGCGAAGAATATCAACACTAGACCTACTCGCCCAAAGGACAAAGCTACCTTGAAGAAGGAGCTCCGGAAGGTGATTATCAATGGTGACGATATTCTTTTTAAAGACTTTAAGGATGGAGATGCGGGTTTTCAGTGGAGATTTGCTGCTGAAGAAGTGGGACTAAAGGTCAATGAGGCAAAGACTTATGAGAGTTCACGATGGGCTCTTATAAATTCGATACTTGTTGATATGACAGTTGGGAGGGAGATACATTACTTGCCCTTGAGTGTATGTATTGGCCATAATGTGAAGAGAGGAGAGATAAATCAAACAATCGGTCAAGCCGCCCAGTTGTGGGAGCTTGCCTGCGCGTTTAAGTATGATCGAGGACGTCGGATGTGTCAGCGTTTGCTTTTGAAGCAGCTTGGCCGTCTAGCGCCTAAGGTCGGTACTTTTGTTCCGAATTATTTCCTCCATAAGGATCTGGGTGGGCTAGGTCTTAGAGTTGTTGAGGGATGGAAGTTCGGTGTGAGTTACGAGCAACGAAAGGTCGCGACATACTTCCTTAGGAATCGTTTAGAGTTCTCTATAAAGGAGAAATTCTACAAGATGCCTGAGGCGGTTAGTCTCGCTCTTAAGAAGCTTCGTATGCTTACACCTCCTTCTGTCCCCTACATTCTAGGGTCGAGACCTATCTATGGTCCTTTACGAGAAAATGAGGATGTTCAGATCTATCTCGAATCAATTCTACCAATTGTTCTGAGGTCTACTTGTTGGGAAGTGGGTGCTGGGGAGAGTATGGATTATCTCTGCTTGAACCAGTATCGAAAGGCTTTGAGAATGAAAGAGGAACCTCTTTCAACTTCAAAGGCACTTTCATACTTTCCAGCCCGTCTAATAGCAAGAACTTGTACGGTTGACGCCACCACGCCTTTTCCGACGAAGAAAAAAGTTCGTTCTTCGAAGGGAAAGGAATCGGTCTAGGTCGTTCTAAGTGGTCCGTAATGACGTTAAACTACGATGGGGTTCTATATCTAACTGTCCAAAATGGTGAACTTCTGTTGTTCTTCAGTTCTGCGTCCGCAATCCAGGGGTCGTGGGTTTTTATTTTTGATTTTAATTTTATATTAGAATTGATGTAAACTCTCATTAACCTTTCCTGGGCGGGGATTCACTTAATTGTGCGTCTAGCAAGCAACAGAGCGGTTCTTAATAGTTTCCATGCCAAGTTTATATCGTGAGATATAAATGGATGGCCAACAGACTGCACGGATGGGTTTAAAAGAGAAAGTTAATGAGCGATAAAGATGATGTTTTGAGTAGGATGAAAGGGGCTAGATTAGGTGTTACCTAGATGAAGGCTTTTAGTAAAAATATTCAATCTGGATTTATCGTGCTGGGGAAGAACAGTACCCAATTCAACGCGAGATCGATTATCTTTTAAATAATATAGGATGAACAGTCGCACTCTGAAGGGAGTGGTATCCCATACTAAACACTTATGTCTAAGAAGATTCAAGAAAAGGGTTTGAGTCCCAACTTCTCAAAACTTGCTACTCAAATGATCATGCCGTCCATGGCGGGGAATGGTCTAGTACCAAGTCCAAATTCAACACCTGCTCAAGTTTGTGTCAGAAAGATTAGGAAGACTTTCGTCGTCCGTTCTAGTAATCCCAACTTTGCTAATGGTTTCACCGTTGCGATGTTTCCGGACCTTTTTAGGCCTGGATTCGTCACAGCGTCGGTAACTACTTTAGTGCCTTCTTTACCGGGGGCATTAACAGTGAAGGGGTCGAACAAATGGATCAGCGGAGGTCCGACTATGAAGTCTGGACACCTGAGCGCGGCGGGCGGGACGGAGATGGTAGTTGGAGGCATGCTTCCAATTGCTGACTCTGGATCAACGGTTCGCCTTGGCTTC